GGCGCCAATGTTTCCGGCACAGTGGCCAATGCTACCTATGCCACAAGTTCTGGATCAGCTACTACAGCTGGCACTGTGACTACCAATGCACAACCAAATATTACTAGTGTTGGCACACTTACATCATTGAGTATCACTGGAAATGTCACTGCTGGTAATATAATTAACACAGGTATCAGTAGCGTAACCGGTAATATTACTGCAGGTAATGTATTAACAAGTGGATTAATCAGTGCCACTGGTAATATCACCGGAAATTACTTTATTGGTAATGGATCTTCGCTTACAGGCATTGCCACTGCATTAAGTGGTAACTTAGCAGGTAACTTGTTGGCCAATGGATATGCATTTACAAGTTCAGCCAACAGTAATATTATCATCCAGCCAGGTGGTACAGGAACACTTAATACATATAACCAACAACTTAATACATTCCAAGAAGTTGTTTACGCATATGGTAATACTGGTGCCTCCACAGTTACACCAAATATCACTCTAGGTTCAATACAATCAATGACCTTGACTGGTAATATTACACTCAGCACTATTACCAATATTGCCGCAGGCCAAAGTATGACTATAATTTTAAATCAAGATGCCACAGGCAATAGATTGTTAACTTCAACTATGAAATTTGCAGGTGGATTTAAAACCCTAACAACCACTGCCAATGCTGTGGATATTATTACTACTTTTTACGATGGTTCTAATTACTGGGCCAGTCTAAGCAGAGGATATGCTTAATGTTTGGAGCCAGACAAGGATTTCAAAAAGGAATTAGAAATGCCTTTTCGTTTAGAAACGGCGGCGCCCTTGCGAAATTAAGCACCACACAGGCAAAAGTGGGTGCAACTTCTGGAAACTTTCCTGGAGCATCAGTTGGTTCTGCAATTTATTCATATCCAACCAATTCTCAAATTGTCAGAGGTACCTTGCCATTTACCATAGAACATTGGTATTATCAAACTTCAGCCAATGCTGGCGTATATCCAAGTTCAGTCAGTAATGACTGGAATGCTCAAGCATCATTTCAAAGTCCAAGTTGGACGGTACAACCACAACGCAATGGTACAAGAAGTTGTTATTGGTTTATGGGAACCTATAGCACGGCTGTTGCTATGCTGACCAGCACCAGCACACCAGCTTTGAACACTTGGAATCATTGTGCTGTAGTTAGAACAGCGGCATCTGGATGTGTATTGGGTACATCAACCATAGCTGCTGGCACAGGTGTGTTGACAGTTGGAACCCTAACATCAGGCACTATTTCAGTAGGTCTTTATTTGACCGGCACTGGTGTGCCTGCAGGCACTTACATTACTGCTAACATTTCTGGATCAGGTGCAGGAAGTACCTGGCAAACCAATACCACAACAGCAGTAAGTTCTACTACCATAACAGGTAACAATTTTAATTTATATCTTAATGGCACCAATGAATCAAGACTTAATAGTAGTGTTTCCTTGGACAACAACACCAATAGACCATTGACCCTGGGCACATTTGGAACCAGCACAGTTAGTAATTACATTGGTTACTTGGATGAATTTCGTTTTAGTAGTGTGGCAAGATATTTTACCACTTTTACACCACAGACAACACCATTTGTTGATGATGCTGATACCTTGTGTTTGTTACACTTTGATGGTGCGAACAATTCACAAGTATGGCCGGATGACAATACATAAGGATATGATATGATAACCTTGGGTGGAAATATTATAGTAGGTGGACAAATTGTTATCGGCAATGTGCCTATCTATGCCATTTACTTTATTAGCGAAGACGACAACTTTTTGGTGTCGCAAACAGATCAAAATTTTGTTGAGGAACAATAATGAGCAATATCAAATTTAGTCAATTACCCAATTTACCCGCTATTACTCCCAGTACAATTGTACCTGTGGTAGATTCTAATGTAAACTACACAGTAACAGCTGAGGAACTACAGGCTTATGCCAATTCAACCACTGGCAATATTGTTGCTGGAAATATTACGGCTACTGGTCTTGTTGTTGGTAACGGCAGTCAATTGACCAATTTGCCAGGAGCCAATGTAACCGGCGCAGTGGCCAATGCCACTTATGCTACCAGTGCAGGTACAGCTACCTCAGCAACTACAGCTACCTCAGCAACCACAGCCAACACAGCAAATTCAGCCCTAACAGCCGGCACAGTTACCAGCAATGCACAAGGCAACATTACTAGTGTAGGTACCTTAACTGGTTTGATTGTTTCAGGCACCTTGGCGGTTAGCAATAGTGTGGCATTTACTGGACCACTAGGATCTACAGCCAATATCAGCACCACTGGCAATGTCTCAGGAACTTATCTATTTGGCAACGGTAGTCAAATAACTGGGTTACCTGCCAACTATGGCAACAGCAATGTAACAACATTAATGGCTGGGTTTGGAAGTAATACCATATCAACTACTGGCAATATTTCGTCGGGGTATTTGTTTGGTAATGGCAGTCAGCTAACTGGCATCACAGCAAACACAACCTATAACAACAGCAATGTGGTTGCTTTAATGGCTGCATTTGGTTCAAACACAATTGTAACTACAGGCAATATCACAGCTGGTAATTTTATTGGTAGTGGCAGTCAACTGACCAATATTACCGGTGCTAATGTAACAGGTACAGTGGCTAGTGCCACAACAGCAGCCACAGCTACCTCAGCAACAACAGCTACTACCGCTACCACAGCTACCACAGCTACCACAGCTACTACTGCTACCACAGCAGGAACTGCCACAACAGCAGGCACAGTAACCACAGCGGCACAACCAAACATTACTAGTGTAGGCACCCTGACCAGTTTAAGTGTGTCAGGTAATGTAACTGGCGGTAATTTGCGTACTGTAGGAAGTGTTAGTGCCACAGGCACCGTCATTGGCGCTACTATTCAAGGCAACGGTAGCTCAATGTCAGGCATAGTAACCAGCATTGTGGCTGGTTCAGGCATTAGCGTTAATGCCGCAACTGGTGTTGTTACTGTAACAGCCACTGGCAATGGCGGAGGCAATAGTTCTGCTATTAGTACAGGTAATACTTTTGTTAATACCAATGGTACAGGGGGTTTAGGTGGTACTGAACTTTTATGGCTTGGAAAAAATGTTGATATTTCAACAAGAAATCTGTCCAGTAATAGTATTGTAATCCAGCAAGGAACTAACAGTTTATATTCTACTATACAAATGCCTCCTGATGGTAATATTAATTTATTGGCAAAAGGAGCTAGCGGCGGTGGCAACACTATTACATTAACAGCAACCCAAGTTACAGCAACAGCAACTTTAACTGCCACAAATCTTTCAGCTACTGGAACTGTAACAACTAATTTTGTACAGGCAGCAGGTGATGTTAGTGCCGCAGGTACTATAATTGGTGGTAATGTTCAAATTCCATTTGCAACCAAAACTGGAACTAGTGCAGGCTCACCAGGAATGCTAGCGGCCAATGCAACTTATTTGTATGTTTGCACAGCAAGCAATGTATGGAAGCGTGTAGCACTAAGTTCATTCTAAGAGAAAAACAATGCCACAAACATTTACCGAAGTAAAAATACCTTTTAGCAACATGACATTCCATCCGGATGTGCCAAGCAGTGCTTTGGGTCCAAACGAATACAATTCAGGACAGAATGTGGAAACTGACATACGCGGCATACGCAGTGTGTCAGGTGATGAAGTTATTTTAAACACAATACCAGGAACACCAATCTATGTAACAGGCGGCTACAGAGCCAACAATGTGTGGTGGTTTGTGGTAGGCACCAGTGCTGGACGCTGGTGGGCCAACAATGGCAGCGGAGCTTGGACCGAAGTGACTCCAAATCTTACACCCTTAAGCGGTTACACTCTAGACACCAACATTACCGAAGCTTGGAATGGCACCACCTTGTTTATCAATGATGGCCTACATCCACCCATGTTTTTGACTGCAACAGCCTCAGAATTTTTTCCCTACAGCGACGATCCTCTTGCTGCCAGTTATGTGTGGAACTACAATCCCTCTTGGTCAAGCCTGACTGCTGGATTCTTGCGCATGTATAACACACCCAATGTGGGCAGTATTTTAATTGCTGGAGATTTACGGGCGGTCAATGGATCAACCAGTGTGGTTGAAAATTACCCTACCACAGTGCGTTGGAGTCAGGCATTTGGTCTCAATGATGGACCACTAACTTGGGCACCCACAACACTCAATGTGGCCAACGAATTGGAAGTACCAGTGCGCGGGCCTGTGATAGATGGTTTTGCCAGCAATGGCAACTTTTATGTGTGCAGTTACTGGGATACAGTAGTATTCAGCCCTATCAACTTTCAAAGCACAAGTGCGCCTGTGTTGGGTGTGCGCCTGTTCAATCAAGGACGAGGGCTACTCAATCGTAACTGCTGGGCCAATGCTGATCACACAGTGTATGGTGTAGATGCTAGAGACATTTGGGTATTTGATGGTCAAGACTTTCAAGGTCTGGGCACACAACGCATACGCAACTATTTCTTTGGCAATCTTAATATTGAATATTCAGACCGTGTGTTTGTAGAAAACAACACCAAAAAAAGTCAAATTGAAATTTATTATCCAGACCTAACCTCAACTGGTTGGTGTAACCAAATGATCAGTTACAATTATTTGCTAAAGGTATGGAACGCACCTAGAGATGTCAGCAATGCCAGCATGGGTTGTGAAGCACCAGTTTATTCGGTGGACGATGGTGTGTATGACAATGCCAGCAGAACCATGGTGTATAGTCGCGGTGTGGCCAATACTGCTCTGGTGCAAAAAGATCAAGGCTACACTTTTATCAGTGACACACCTATTGCTAGTGAATTTCAACGCAACAACATACAATTGCTAAAAGATTATTCAGGCAAGCTCCTGGTGCATAGAATTTTACCCGAAGTGGTAAATTTGGACCCAGATGGACTGCAAGCTGCTGACAGCACCGGCAACATAACCATAACCATTGGTGGCAGCAACAGTGTAGGGCAAACACCTGTATTTAAAACACCTGTAACTATCACAGCCAATACTGCTTATCCTTGGACTCAGATAAATCAAAACGCATTTCGTGTCAACACTTTGCGTATTAGCAATACTAGCAACAACTCAGTATGGTTGTGTAGTGCTTCAACTTGGCAATACACACAGACCGAGGACGATCGTTAATGACCACATTTGCTGTAACCAATAGTGATGAACTATTGCCAGCAGTAAACTATCTGCTGAGTAACCTAGACACACAAACTGTCACAGGCAACATTACCGTACCTGGTAATGTGTTGGTGGCCAACACCACTACTGGTGTGGTCAGTCAAGCTGGCAACAGCAGTGTGTTTGGTTATCTTTATCAATATATAAATCTGCGTTATAGCAACAATGCCACCGGCACATCAGGATTTGATATCAACAGCAACAACTACAGCTATTTTGGTGTGTTCAACAGTTCAGGTCCCACACCCAGTAATAATCCTGCGTCATATCAATGGTATGAAGTATCGCCACCTTTTGATTTGGCCACCAGTAGAACCTTGTATTATAGTGCCATTGGTGGTAGACAAATACAATGGGCAGCGGCCAGTTCACCACCCAGTAGCAATTATGTTGTCACAGTGGCCAATGTGGCCATTGATTTAGATGTTGTGACCACAGCCGCAGGCACACCAGGCGAGCGTGGACCAGTAGTGATGGCAGCGGTAATAACCACAGCAGATCCCAATACAGCCACATCTGCCACATTGACTGGTTGGTTTACAGCATCAAGAGATAATCTTACAGCTCCAATAGGCACAGGCCTAACACCAGTAGTGGGTGACACAGCCAGCTTTACCTATGAGGCAGGTGTAGGACAACCACAGGCCGCTTATAACTTTAATGGTAGTATTTGGATTCCTGTAACAGGACAAGTAATTTCAGGCAATGTGATAGTGCGTGGCACCATTGCTGGTAATGCCATGATTGCCAACACCATTACAGCTACACAAATTGCCACTGGCACAATCACTGCCACACAAATTGCAGCCAACACCATTACAGCCAACAACATTGCAACGGGCACTATTACAGCTACTCAAATTGCGGCCAACACAATCACTGGTAATAACATAGCCGCAGGCACTATTACCACAAACAACTTTACAGCCAACACTATACAAGGCAATATCATTGCCGCTGGCACCATTACTGCAGAACAGTTGGCAGCCAACGCTATTACAGCTAATACTGTAGTGAGTTCAGGTGCTGTGCTTGGCTCAGACGCTAGTTTGGGTTTTTGGTTAGATGGCACCACAGGTAATGCTCGCTTTGGTAACAGTATCAGTATTGGCAATCAACTCACAGTAGGAACCAATGCCAACATAGGTGGCAATTTAACAGTTGCAGGATTAATTAATGGTGGTAATTTAAATGCCAACACAGTAATAACAACCACAATTGTGCCAAACGGAGTAACAAATACAGCCAGAGGACAAACTGGTGTTGTTTTATTATCTAGTAATGCTACTCCAAATGTAGTTTATACCACGCCAGGAGCAACAATTACTACCACAGAAGCCAACCAAACTGTTGTTGTTTATATGAATTTAGGCATGTCATTAACTTTGACTGCGGTTGGCGCCGGCGCAACAAGATATGGACAATTGGTATCTAGTTTACAAAGATATCAATCAAGTAGTGGTGGTCCAGGAATTACTTTACAAAGCACTAGTAAATTTTTTACAGTTGCATTGCCATCAGCAGGATCAACTAATACTGTAGTATCAGTGTCTCAAGTATATCCTACCTATGTAGACACACTTGCTACACCTGGAACATATGTATATGCGTTTGGTGGATCAGTAGTTTTTACAACTTCATTGGCATCAGCAACTGCTAGTATTAGCACTTATACAAGCTCTATTGATAATACTATATTCCTTAATACTATTAGTGCATTGGGATTAAAACGATGAAACAATACAGTATTGTAAACAATTTAAATCAGGTAACAAGTCACATACAAATAGATGACAATGTTCCATACGATGAATTAATAAAAGTTTATCCTGGATTAGTTGAAGGATATCGTGAAATTGATCAATCTCAAGATATCACAACAGCAGATCAATCAAGATCTTTAAGAAATCAATTACTGTCTGCGGTTGATCGTGTGAATCCTGTTTGGTATGCCAGCCTCTCTGCTGATGAACAAACAGAACTTGTTGTATATAGACAACATCTATTAGATGTGCCCCAACAGGCTGGTTTCCCTACTCTGGTAGAATGGCCGGCTAAACCCGCATGGTTATAAGGAACCTATAAATAATACTATGGCTACATCACCTCTTAAACTACCCGCAGCCAAAGTGCTGACA